TATTGGTAACATAACCGGATCAAATATTACCACTGCTGGTTTAATCTCTGCGGCCAGTAACATCACTGGTGGCAACATACTCACAGGCGGATTAATTTCAGTCACAGGTAATGTCACAGCCAACAATGGCATGTTTACCACGATTGTAAACACAGCCAGTTACACAGGTGGCCTAGTCTCAGTCTCAGGCAATGTCACTGGCAGTTACTTTATTGGTAACGGTAGCCAATTAACTGGTGTAACAGCTGGTGCACCAACTTCTGTTGTAAACGGTACTAGTAATGTGGTAGTAGCCAGTTCGGGCAACGTCACAGTTGGCGTGGCCGGAACTCCTAATGTTGCAGTATTTGCCACCACAGGTGAGTATGTCACTGGCTTGATTTCGGCTACAGGCAACGTCACTGCTAACAATGGCATGTTTACAAATATTGTAAACGTGGCAAGTCATACAGGCGCTGTGGTATCAGTAACAGGTAATATCACTGGTGGCAATGTTAGTGGCACAGCATTAACAGGAACACTAGCAACAGCAGTACAAACAAATATTACCTCAGTAGGGACGTTGGGTGCCCTGGCAGTGAGTGGCAACGTCACAGCCGGCAATGTCACAGCCGGCAGCGGAGTGAGTGTACCTTCTGGTAGCGTACTGTTTAATGGTACAACTCAAGTGTTGACTGTGCCAGACAATGCTGTATTTGAAATGTCCGGCGACTTCACTATTGAATTTTGGTTCTATATAACCGCAACTCCAGTTGGATTTGACACTGTGTTGTCCAAGGGTGCTGCTGGTGTTTTTCAGCCGTATTATTTTACTTTCAACTCCTCAACCACATTGTTATTTTATTCATCCAGTAGTGGCTCAAGCTGGGACGTTGCGAGTGCAGTCAGTATGGGCTCAGTATCCTTGAACGTCTGGAACACCGCGGCAGTATCTAGATCCGGCACAGCCATGAGATTGTTCTTGAATGGTGCATTGGCCACAACCATTACCAACGGATCTGCCTTGTACAACAATGCCAATGCTGTGGGAATTGGTGGTCGTGGTGATGTTTCAGAACTGTTTACAGGTTATGTTTCTACAGTACGAATAGTAAAAGGTGTGGGAGTCTATACCAGCGCATATACTCCGGCAACTGCTCCATTATCGAGCACTCAGAGTGCCAATCAAAATGGCAACCCAAGTGCAGCCATAACAGGTACCAGTACCAGTTTGTTATTGAACACTGCTAACGGCGCCGGTTTCTTGACTGATAGTTCTACCAATAATTTCACTGTAACCAACACCGGCACAGCCACCAGTAACTCTTTGGCACCATTTGTCAACACTTCGGGCACAGTAACCGCCACAGCTGGCGTATTCATTGGCAACTTGACCGCAGCAGGTGTACTCACGGTGAACTCAGGTGCAGCCGCCACAGCCATTGTGAATGGAGCAGGCAATGCAGTGGGCAACATTGGTAGTTCAGGCACATATTTCAATCGACTGTTTGCTCAAGCAACTACAGCACTGTATGCTGACTTGGCTGAAGTCTACAAAGCAGATGCTGCATATCCTCCGGGCACTGTGCTGGTATTTGGCGGTGATCAAGAAGTAACTGTCAGCACCTCAAGTCATGATGCTAGAATTGCAGGGGTAGTATCTACCAATCCGGCTCATGTGATGAACTCAGGACTGGTTTCTGAATACACAGTGGAAGTTGGCCTGATTGGACGTGTGCCTTGTCAAGTAATTGGGCCAATCGCTGCTGGTGATCGAGTGGTATCCAGCAGTCAAGCAGGTGTTGCTGAACGCCTGGACATGCAGCACTATCAACCAGGTGTGATCATTGGCAAAGCAGTAGAAAGCTACAACGGTACCGGTGTTGGCACAATCGAAGTAGTGGTTGGCAGACTATAAGGTCTGTTCAATCTGACGAATCTTTTGCTGTACAGCGTCTAGATTCACAGTGTTCCACAATCCAGGATGTAGCGGCCTAGGCCAACGTCCTGTGCTGATCCAGGCATAGCCCACATGTTCGTGATTTAGTTCAGGCACAAACTCCTGCTCCACACGACACCAGAAGGTGTGATATTCAAACGCTGAATCAGGTGACGTGAATTTTTCAATGGGAATCAGTTGTTTGTATGCAGGCATGGCACCCAGTTCTTCCGAACACTCTCGTTCCACTGCTGCAATTAAGGTTTCGCCGTATTCCACCTTGCCGCCTGCTAGTCCCCAGGTGTCAGGATACTTGGGATCGTTGCGCAGTAGATACAGATATCGGTGTGTGGTAGGACAATAAAACCATACTCCCACTGCCTTCACAATATGAGGTTCCATGCGCCTCCGGCGTACAGACCGTCAATGCTCTTGACCCATTTCGCGTTGTCCCAGTAGTATTGAATACCTGTGGTCAAGTTGACCACGTACTGAGCACCAACGTCGTTTTGACTGTCAAATGCTATGATCCATCTTGCACCATTGTATTCCACAATGTCTCCGCTGTTGGCAATCAAGGGCTGTGCACCGGATCCACTCCAGGCAGTGGGATTGGTGCCCACGTTGGCAGCACTGCCAGTGCTTTCGGTCAGCAGGTATCGTTGACCTGTTGCCGCAGCAGGCAAGCCATCTCCAGGAGCAGCGGTCAAGGGATTGACCACAGAGTTCACAGGATCCAGAGTGTTTTGTGGTGCTGTGTCAGGATCAATGTTGAAGATCAACAATCGATCATCTGCAGGATTCACTGCAACAGTGCCCACAATACTGGAATCAGGTGCCCAGGGATTGTCCAGAGTGATGTAACTGATTCCAGGTCTAAGAACTCCATACGCACTGGCCACTGCTGGCCATGTGATTTGTGGATTTTCCACTAGAGGAAATGTGAACGATGCCAGGCTCAGTCGATCAGGATTAACAACCTGAGCAGGCTGCAATACCTGTAGTTGTCCATCCAACAGCAGTACCTGATAACTCCAGGGAGTTACCTTGACTCTGGTGCCCAGCAACAGGTCGTTGTCCAGCAGCGCATTGTTGGCGTCGCCATTGGCATCAAAAATAGACGCAATCACACGCTCCACCACACCCAGTTTCTTGACCTTGGCCGGACTTGATATCCAGATTGGCAGACTAAATGTCAGAGTCATGTTGTCTATGGGATTTTCTGTGCCCACAGGAATAACCCTTGAACTCCAGTTCACACGCTCAAGATCGCATGTAGTAAGACTGGTCCAGTCAATATAGTTGTCTGTGGCCTGTATTTCTAGAGAAGGATTAAACAAGGTAGCAATTTGCTCAAACAACTGCATCTTTTGATTGGTGTTGGTGGTCCATATATCCAGATTGATTGTCAACTTGTAGGGCACCGGCATCAAGCGTTCAATTTGAAAAGCATTGCCCTGTGTGGTTTCATAAGTTTCTGTGCCAGGATCATATGATCTCTGACGAACCATCATTTTGTTCACATGATAGGGTTCTTGCATTCTGGGACGGTCATAGTCCAGGCCTGTGATGTGAAAAGTCATCAGCGGAGAAGATGGCAGCGAGTTGGCAGAGTTCTGTTGTATAATTGTCTGTGCCTGACGACTGGCATCTCCGTAGCGTATGGGCACACGGATTAGATCCTTGATGCCTTGCTCGTCACGCCCGTACTCAACTTCAAACAAGCTGAACATGCGGGTGAATTGCAACAGATATCTACGTATCTGTTCGTCGAAAAAGAACTGTTGACTCATTAAGTTGTACCTGGTTAACTGGACTTCTGATATGGTTGTGTGGCCGGATAGGGATTTGCAGTTTTATTACCGCCATCGTCGCCGTTGACAGCATCGGGTATCAGAGCCTGACTCAGACTCTGACGACTAGGTATGTTGCCAAGATCAGTGGAGTTCACAGTGTATGTATTGTTCACAAAGCCCGAACGCAAAGTATTGTTGTTGACACCTGGTGTGAGATTGGTGCGAACATCACTTTCGATCTTGATCCAACTGGTGCCGTTGAATCTAAACAAGCGATTGGGGAAATAATCTAAACGCAATGCAAACTGTCCAGCTACAGGAGCAGGCGGAAAATTAACTCCAGCAGTCACAGGCAATCCGTTGGGTGCTTTGCCGTCACCAGTTAGATATCCGGCAGTGTAGCCATCTCCAGTTGGGGTATTGCCATCGTTGGCCACAGTGCGGCTGGCATCTGTGATGGTGTAATCTGCGGTGTAGGTTGCTGACTCAGGATTGGCCGGTGTGCCATCTGAATTGGTAGCCACAATATAAAATTTAACCACATCGAATCCTGACTTGGGAACTTCTGCTTCGGCCTGAACCAGAATAGCATCATTCAGTTCCAGATCTTTGGGTCTTGTGCTTTGCCAATCAGCAATGCTGATAGGATTGGTTTTTTCAGTCCAGTATTCTGCATTGGTTATCTCTGTGCCCGGAGGAACGTTTTTGTTTGATATGTAATATTTGTCGCCGTATAACACAGTTACTCCACCTGGATAAAAATTGCCTGGATCCCAGATGTTGTTGGGTTCAAACGGCTGCTTGGTAATATCGTTATACTCTTGCGCATTGACCATGGGCGTGGCTTTTACTCGCCACAGGTGCGGTAGCCAGGTTTGACTAAAGCCTTCGCTGGCAAACGATGCATCCTGGATCACATACCACTTGGGCAGTGCTCGGGGTATGGCACTATTCAAAGGATTGTAGTCCCGCAGATTGGGCAATTCTATCACGTCGCCACTCATGAGTTTGCGACCCACTGTGTCTATCATGTTGTTGTAATGAAACGTGATAAACAAGGTATCGTTGTTCAGGAACAGGCCAAATTGTGTAAGATCAAAATCTATATCTTGTGCTCGGTAAACACCACGCATGACATAGATGTCTTGATCATATTTTCTATCTCTGTTTTCCAACAACAACAGATCTTCAATAAACAAGGGATTCAGTGTGTCGTATTTGGGCAAAGTGGCATCCGGATTGCCCCCGTTGTCACCGATGGCTGGTCCCATGTATTTGTGCAGGTATACATCAA